GTTCGGCCCGCTCATTCCGGCCCCCGAATGACTGCACAATACGGCTGGCAATCGGCGCGCGGCGGGTCGCGTGTTGGAACGCGCCCATCTGGTAATTGCCGCCCGCGTTCATGGCCGCCGTGATTGCAGTATCGGTGCGGAACAGATCGGCGGCGTCGAACCGCAGCGCGCGGAATGCCGCGTCTACATCACCGCGCCCGATCGCTGCCTCAAGTGCGTGCATATCAACACCGGCCCGCGCCTGACGCATGGCCGCGACAAACTCCGACTGAATGCCGGGCCATGTCTCGTCCAGCAATCGAAGAAAAGCGCGCCTGGTGTCACGGCTGGTCACTTTGAAACCCTCACAAGCCAAGATATTACAAATCCGGCAGAGTCCATCGGGATGACTTCTTGCACGGGCCAATTTACGCCGTCGATTGTCAGCACGTCGCTTGTAGACGGGACAATCGTCACGCCATGGTTCACAAGCGAATAGACCTGCTCTTTCGCCCCGAGGGCAAGCCCCGTGCGCTGCGTGTAGGCCTTACTTGACGGTTTGGCGGTGAACGTGTGGACAACGGGCTCGCCCGGCGTAGGGTTCCATTCTGGCCCTGACGGCGTGCCTGGTCGGCTGATCGTAACATAAACCGCCCCGAGCCCGTCGCCTGCGTCACGGCCAGCTTCAGCATAGGCTGCGGCGACCTGTGCGGCTATAGCTGCGCCGCTCATGCCAGCCGCAGACTTGGCGACGTGATGGTGTCAGGGTCTAGGGCGGTGGTGCCGTATAGGAGCTTCCCCGTCTCGCTGGCGTTCTGGTTCGTGTCGTCCACGCCCCCGAGGGTCCAAGCCATACCCACCAGATCAATCAGGTTGACGCCGTGTTCATCCGTGTTGGTCGAGGCTGGTTCGCTTAGGATGATCTGCGCATGAAAGCGATTATCAACCACAGCCGCAGTTGTGACGTTGCCGTCCGCATCCAGAACCGCAGGCATGAGTGTCACTGAGCCGATGGGAAGCACCTCAGCGCCGTTAGCCCGCTTGACCACCGTTTCCGTGACTGCGGGTGTTGTTTCCTGCCCGGTCTCGGCGTCGATAACCGCAGGCGTGAGTGTCACGATCTCAGTGTAGGTGATGCCCGCATAGAGCAAGTTGGCGTCTAGCGTGGCCTCGTCTGTGGACCTCGTGTAAATGTGGAAGCGCCCGCCAACCTCCGCGATGTTGACCCAAATAGGGTCGGTCTCGGTGCCCCGGTTTATCATGTCGCTGACCCCGCTGCGATACCCACGTCGCCAATGTCACCCGCGAAGACTAAGACCTCGGATATGTTAAGGATGCCTGTGTGCGCTATAACAAAGTCTGTCCCCGATAGGTCGGGCAGGCCCCCCGTCCTGCTTGTCGCGGTTTGAAGTGTGCCATTAATCGCAGCCTTAACCTCGTTAGGAGCGAACGACGCCGCAATGTTTAACGGAACATTCACACCCGGCGACAACACAGAACCGCCCGTTTCGACGCGGCTAACCTCGGCAGGAGTTTCTTGGTAAAAAGTAATACCGCCAGTCCCTCGGTCTGCGTCTTGGAAAAGGACAATTCTGGACGTTGTCGTAGCAGCCCATTCAATTGGCCTCACATCGATGGATACGTCTTCATCCGCATAGGTCATATAACCCTCGAACACGATGGAAACGGCGAGGGGTTTAATCTCGCGGACTGAGATGTTGTCTAGGGTGTAGACATAGCTAAAGTTTGAATAGACCCTAATAATGTGCGTCGTTTCGGTCGCTACGAACCGGAGAACGACGTTGTTAACTGTGTTTGCGACAAGAACAAAAGAAACAATGGAGAAGCTGTTTGCTGAGTTTCTAATTTGCACCGGCGAGTTTAACATTGGCGTCGTTCCCGTAGTGTCTGCCGTGATTCGGGCCTCGTATACCTTACCGATAACGCAAGATAACGATTGGTATATGTCCCCCGAAGTGGTTGAGTGAGAAGCCACTCCATCAGCTATGATCCACCCGCCTCCCTTAGTCCAATCGCTATCAGTCACAAAGCCGCCATTCGTGACCAACTCAGCCCCGATATACTCCACTTCCGGCCAAGGCATGTCAGCCCCGGCAATGGTGGGTGCGTTGTCTGCTGTGCGGGTGACAGTGCCCGAGCCTGCGGTGTTTGGGATGTGGCTGGATTGGGTTGCGCCAACGGTCAGGTCCGCGTTTGTCACGGTGCCAGATACGGTAAAGGTCACAGACCCCGCCGATGGGGTAAACGTGAGGCTCACACGGTTTTCTTCGCCCGTGCCTGTCCCGACCAGAGGCCCCGCTGTGGAAGCGCCTGTTAGCGTGATGGTGCCCGTGCCTGTGAAGTGGACCGTGTGCGCGACCGCTGCCAGCGTGACTGATTGCGTGACAAGCGCGTTCGTGGTGTGGAATAACTGCGTCCGTTCCGGCTCCACCAGATGCAGCGGGCCAACCCACGCACCATCTTTGCGGATGTAGTTGTTCGTGCGGTCCATGTAGACGGCTTGGGAGCCTGTCGCTACGTAGCTGTCGCCTGTGACGGGGTTGTTCTGCATCCCGCCGAGGTCGGAGCGGTAGGCCCACATTAGGTCCAGCGCACCAACCTTAGTCAGCGTTAGTGTGGTCGTGGTCGCAGTGATCGTGACAGGGCTTCCCGAGGTGACTGCACCGCTGCCCGCGCCTGTGAGGTTGATTGTGCCCGCGCCAGTGGCCTCAACCGTGATGACCTGCCCCACCACAACTGTGATGCTCTGCGTGGCTGGGGTGCCCGAGTTGAGCAACAGATTATGCGCCACCCACTTCAGCACCCCGTCGCTGTCCGTAACCGTGCGGTTGCTTGAGGCTGCGTTTGGCGTGGTGACGAAGGAAGCGTATGGGACGTTAATGCCCCCGACGCGGCGCACATTCCTCTTGGGCGAGTAGACAAAGCCGGGAGTAAACCCGTTTACGCGGTAAGGGTTTAGGGGCGCGCCTGCTCCGCTTACATTCATTCCTAGTCCGAGCCCTATCATCGCGCTGCCGTTTTGCCGAGTGTGGTAAATTCAAAATAAGGCCCGTCACGATCTGTGACGTAAGGGTCAAACATCGCGGCAATGATTGTGCTGACGGGCGTAGCAGATTCAAAACCGCCCTTACCCCCTGCGACGGGCGTCCACTTAATGTCACCCACGCCGGTCAGTGTTTTCTGTTGGTCGGGGCTAAACGTGACGGTAAAAAAGCCAGGCGTTGCGAGCTCTAGTTTCGCAGCCTCATAGGTCGCAGGGTCGACCACTGCCAGCGTAGTCGCGTCAAGCCCCGGCAAGAGGCGGTTGAGATAGTTGTAAGCAATATGGTCTATCGCACGCACGAGCGCCGATGCACTTGCGGCGTCGTCTGCCACAGTATCGCCTCGTGCGCTCGCGTATGCGATCCAATCTGTGACGGTGGCGGTCATTATTTTGACTTCGGCGCGCCGGGCATCGCACCCTTCGACGGGTTGGTCACGGCGGTCTTTGCATTGCCGACCACGCGACATTTGTTAATCGCCCATGATGGGATTGCGTCTCCATCAATCTCGACAATGTCGCCGATTTCATGGCCGTTTGCGTCAGATTGTGTGATTTCAATTTTCATGGTTATCTCCGTGGGTTAAACGTAAAGCAACAGGTCCGACGTGGTGGCTGCGAGCACGTGTGTGATACAACAGCTAACGACCATCCCTGTCAGGACCGCGTGCGTGCCCGGGTCTACGCCTGCTTGGGTTGTCACGGCAAGGTTGCCGTCGCTCAGGACCAGTATAGAGCGGCACGATTTTGCCAGCGTCACATCACCCGAAGCTGAGGCGTCATAGATCACATAGTCAAGCGCGGGCGCGTCAACACCGTAAGGCGCGTTCGATGTGGCAAAAGGAAAGTCGGCCATGTGCATTTCTCCTGAGATTAAAATGGGCCGGTCGGTTATACCGGCCCATTAAGTTAGGCTAGAGTGGAGTGTGCCACACCGCAGTTGTTGTTCGCATCAAATTTAATCTCCAAGGCGACGGCAGCCATGGTCACAAAGTTGTAGTCGTCCTCGGGATTCGCACGGAACTGCGCCCGTGTGGTCATCGGCATACCGCTCAACACCTGCAAGACGCTCCGGTCTTTGACAATCGCAATGACTTCGCCTGGGTTGATGCTGTCCGCGTCGATAACCTCGCGCAAGCCGCCCAATTCCAACACACGCTGCGCGATAGTCTTAGGATAACCCGCCGTGAACTCAGTAGATGTGGCGTAGAACCAATCGTCAAAGTTCAGGTAGATCGTGGCTGGCGATTTGAATTTATCACCGTGAAGCAGTTTCAAGGTTGCAGTGATTGTCGCCAACCACTGTGCACCTGTTGCCCCGTTCAGCGCCTGAGCTGTGGTCCGGGTGTTGCGGCGCGGGTGAGTGCGCAGCCCGTAAAGCGGATCAGCACCGACGACGATATCAGTGTCGCCGTTGAGCATCAGGCTCTCGGCTTTTTCCGCAATCTTGCGCATCGAGTTCATCCGGCCCGCAGCGTCAAGCTGAAACCCTTCTGTCGATGCAGCAGCCACCTGACGCCAGCCGTAAGAGAACGGGCTGTCGATGATCGGCAGTGGCGTACCGTGGTAGGCAAACACGGGCTGGTCAGTGCGGCCTTTTGAGCGGCCATCCAGCGAGACGTTTACCGACCCGCTGTCGGACACCGTTTGGAAGTGGTGTACCAGCTTGCCGATAGGCATTGGCATGGATACCGAGGACGAAAGGTCATTGAACACACGAAGTGTCGTGCGCTGGACCTCTACGGCCTCACGGTCCCACAAGCCCCAAACATCTTTGGGAAGGGGCAGCGCATTGCCGATAAGCGTTTGACCATGGTTTTCTGCCATGGCAATTTGCGAAGCGTTGAACTGGCGACGATTGGCCAGAACAAACGCTTGCTGTTCATCTGTAAAACGAAGCATATCAGGTGTCCTCCTTATGCCGCTGGGACGTTGTAGGAATTGGCAATGGTCACATCGGCCAAGTCACCGGCGCTATATGCGGCAGGTGTGTCGCTGAAGAACGCAATGACAATATCGCCTGCGGTTGTTGCAGCAGCCAATCGACCGGACGCAGCAATCTTCAGCGGTGCATTCAAAGCGTAGGTCGCGGCGGCAAGGCTCGCCTGTACCACCATGCCCGGAACGAGCGCAAGAGCAATGCCCGTATCCTCGTCGGCATATGCTGTCGTGACCGTCTGGTCCTTGAATTCCAAAGTGGACAGGATCAACGGCAACTTGGCCAAGGACGTGGTGATCTGGACAAGCTCTGTTGCGGTTTCTTCGACAAACGTGCCGGGCAGGTATGCACCTGCGACGGGCTTGCTGACCGAAATGGGCTGATGCGTAATCGGCCCTCGGAAAATGGTGTTACCGGCCATCTCAATTCACCGCCTTTTTGTCTGTGCCATCCATGACGGCGTTGAGGTCATAACCTGCGAAGTCGTCGGCAGGACCAGTGCCGCCAAATGCCCCATTAAGGGCAGCAGCCGTTCCTGGCTTGGCGTTGGCCGCCAGCTTACGGGCGGCATTGAGCGTCAATTCCGCAGCCTCGTCGGCGTCAAGAATGTTTGCTTTGACGATTTTCGCCACATAACCATCCAACTCGGCCTTGTCTTTTGCCGTCTGGTTGGCCTGCATTTCTGCCAGATTGTCGGTCAGCGGCTTCATTGCGGCTGTGACGGCATTGGCAATTGTTTCGCCGATGCCATTCTGCGATTCCGTGAGGGCGTCAACCTTCGCGGAAAGCGCGTCGAACTGAGCTTTATCAGTCATATCTGCTTCTCCTGTGTTTGCAGAGGGTTCCCGCCCGGCGCCGCGAACGGCGTCCAGTATTGCGGACTTAATGCGATCCATTACTGGCACGCGTTCGAGCCTTTCGGCTGCCCTGAGCGCCATATCGGCTGCCCAGTCCATTTCGCGTTCAAAATCTTCAAACACGGAATTGATAACATCAATCTTGGACTCTTCGCCCTTGGCGTTGACCATCATGCCGACGCCCTGTTCAGGTGTTGCTGCGCCATCCTCGCCCAGCAAGATTGCGTCATGGTCAAAAGCCATGTTACGGGCAATAAATTCATATGCGTCGTCTGTTGACGCCTCAAGATCGCAAAACAACCCTGTGCTGGTATGAATTGGCGTGCCTTTTTCAATAGCTTCCAAAACCGACCGGCCCCCAACGCTTTCGTTCGCGCGGGCCACATCAATAACTTTATCAAGCAGCACGCGGCCGTTCTCACGTCGCACGTTTTCGTTATGCGCGCCAATCCAGCCGATATTGATGCCCTCGGGATCCGATGCGCTCACAAACATGCCATTGACTGTCGGATGCCCTAACGGCGCGTAAGTGTTGTTCAGCGACATAAACCCTTTTTCGATTTCCTCAGCGGGGTAGCTGATACCGTTCATCACAATGCCGTCAGGCAGCGTTGCAGACGGTACGACGATTTTGTCACGTCCGTTGCGCCGCTCTTTGCGGATACTGGCCATGTTGGCGATTGTGCGAATGTTGACGCGAACATGCTTGCCCATCAATAGTCTCCTATCTCGTCAAACGGACCATGGCCCGTTGTTTCACGAATTTCATCAAATGTATATACTTCTTCCATAGACTTTTGGTTAATGCCTGCCATTTTGTCGGCACGTTCTATTTTCAAGCCCATGCTGGCCTCGGTCAGGTCCGACCAATAAATGTACCAGTCCTGTTCAGGCAAGACACGAACGGTCTCAAGTTTTTTGACCAACGTCATGATTGTGGGGCGTGCTGTATTGGTCCGCCGTGCCATGATGGTCCGAGACCATTCGTCGGCATCTTCAGTGCTGGCACGCTCGCCCGATTGCGACCCGACCAGAATCTTGAGCGGAATACCAATTGACGCGGCAAACATCTGCGTTGGGATATTAAAGAACTCTGCAGGTTGGGGTAGGGTGACACCCAACGTCTTGGCCTTCATGCCCTGTAGCATCAACATTGCGTCAAAGCCTTTGTTAAAGTCCTCAACCTGTTCGTTCATTTTGTCGGCTATTTCATCAACGCCGACACCCATGCCTTTTGCCATGTCTGCGGCTGATATACTTGCGTCGGTTTCCATAATGGGCGCGCTTTTAGCGTTTTTCCAAAAACCCTCACCGCCCGCGCCGCTAATCTTTTCCATATCAATCAGGTTGTTAAACCCCGGCTCAAGCATGGAACGATTGTGGATTGTCCCGTCTTTTGACCAGATCAACACGCGATCAGGATGCACTTCAAAGCTGCGGTTTTTGGCTTGGCGGTCATCGTTGTCACCTACGGCAGATTCGTTAAACCCAAACATCGTGGGCTCGCCGTAGGTCGGTGACCTTTCGTCCGTGTCCCATGATGACACTGTGAGCTGACCGGCCCACGCAGGGATAACATCGACCAAACCATCAAGCCCGCCGGGCACCGTATCAACCGGCTCAAGAAACCGTTTATCGTCGGCATAGCGCAGGATCAGACCGGAATAACCGCCTACCATCGAGCGGCGGTCTGCCTCGGCCAACTTCTGCCACAGACGCAAATCGTCAAACTTCTGCCGGATTTCACTCTCGGCGTATGTTTCTTTGGCGTCCTTGTTTTCCCAAAGCTCAGGGTTATCTTGCCACGTTTTGAGAATTGTCTTTTCAACGCCAGCGAACGCCATGCCGTTGCGCGAATATCGCCGGTAACACGCATCAAACTCTATATTGTCTGGATAACCAAAATCTTTATTGTGGTCGTGTTTGGCGTTCTGGAAATATCCTGGAAACATTGCGCTGATGCGACGGGCTGCGTTTAAGATGCTCATCGGTTTTTCTTTCGCAGGAATATACCGGCTGATGCGCGAGGGGCCACGATCATGTCAAACGCGCGGGTCGCAGCGTCAATCTGATCTTTGAATTTACCCATTGGGAATGTTGATGCCTCGTCCAAGAAATCACTGTTCCAATCGCCTGCCACAATGTCCACGTTTCCGGCCTCGACCTGTGCCGCCAGCGGCATTGCGCGCGTTTCCTTGTCGCCCGTCTCAGGGCTTGCGGTGTAACTGTAACCCATTAACGCATGTTTTAGCAAATGTAAAGCCCATGATTTACCAGCAGAGCCCGGGTCTTGCGGAATTGACCCGCGCACGTCTTGCCCATCGGCCGCCGCGGTGCTGCACAGCAGCCGCTCCACACCCGCAGCATTTACCTGATCTTTGACAACGTGGGCGATGCACAATCGGTTGTCCGGGCCGATGCCCAGCTTTACGCCAGCCGTCCGGGCCGCTCCGGGATCGTCGGTTGCGGCCAAGTCCCAGCCCCTTACCCACCGATAACCTGCAGGCTCCGCTTGGATAACGCGGAAGCCTG